TGGAGAGATTGCGCGACGCCGTACGCGTTGTTGGCCGCCATAAGCACCTCGTTCAGCAGCTGGTAAACGCGGAGGTCGAAAATGGCAAGGCCTAAGACCCATCAGGAACGCGCGCTGTTTATCGCCTGGATCATTGAGATGGTGAAAAAGTATGGCCACGCTACGACCAAAGACATCGTGGAGATGTTCGGGCTGCATCGCACCACCGCCGAGAAGTACATCCGGGCTGCCATAAAACAGGACTCACTAATCCGCCACGGACGGTGTGGCATCTTCCGCGACGAACGCGCAGTTATCGACTTTGACCTGGAACGCTATACGCATCGGGGAGCATCAAAATGAACGATTCACTGAACAACAAAGAGCTGGTGGCCGGTAGTCATCAGTTTGCGAAGGCGATGAGCAGCGACTCGCCGATCATCGATATGGCGAAGATTGTTTCCCGACTGGCCGAACGGCTGGATTACACCACCGCGGCTCTGCGCGAAATGACAAAGCAGCGCGATGCGCTGGCTGCGGAGAATACGGGGATGAAGGCTAAGGGCCGCGAGCTTCTGGGTGAAGCGTGCGCCGTGTACGCAAAGTTCAATAAACTGATCGACCCGGAGATCGGGGATTTTATCGATGGTCAGACGCTTCATGAATTCCAGTATGTGCTCGACTGCGAAACCCCGGCCACCGACGCTTTCCTGGCGGAAGTGCGGGCGCAGGGCGTAGAGATGCTCACCAAAGAGATGCATGCAGATATCAGCGGTGATGATGCACGCGAGTTCGCCGACAATCTTCGCAAAGGAGTGCAGTCATGATTACAGGAACCTCTCATTACGACGAAGTCCAGGTGGTGCCATGCACAATCTGCGGCGGTTACTACAAGGCTGATGAGCCAGAAATACACGTCTGCGAGGAGGCCGCCCAATGAGCAACATCGACAAACGCGCATTACGAGAAGCTGCGGAAAAGGCTACGAAAGGTCAGTGGGCTGTTGAGTTCGACGATGAGGTTTACTCCACTGATGGCGTGAACAATGAGCAAATAGCCATGGTGTTCAGTGAAAACGAAGTGCGTGACGCTGCGTTCATCGCCGCCGCTAACCCCGCCACCGTGCTGGCGCTGCTGGATGAGCTGGAAGCCGCAGAGAAGCGCAATGCTGAATTAGTTCATAACCATCGTGTGCATGCTGCGCGTTTAATAGACGAACGTGGGCAGCTAAAACAGAGGATTGCTGAACTGGAAGCGCGGGAGGTGAAAGTGAAGCAGTTCTCAGATTTTCAGATTTGCCATTACGGCGCATCAGAGGACTACG